CAAATTCCGCACCACCACCGCCACCTGCTCTTGTAACGGAAGAACCTGTAATAGATGAAGCCACACCATTTCCACCATTTGATGCAGTTCCAACAGCACCTGCACCACCACCGCCACCATTTACATCATTTCCTGTTCTATCAGCACCAGCATATCCCTGCCCAGATGTTCCTGCTTGACCGCCACCACCTTCAGCACCACCACCGCCAGAACCGCCAGATGTTGCAGCAGCATATGCACCAGCACCACCTCCACCACCAAGCGATACAATGGTACTGTCAATACTGCTATTACTTCCTGCAATGCCATCCGTAAGACTGTCAGAAGAAAATTGACCCCCAGCACCACCTGCTCCAACAGTAATGGTGTATGTAGTTCCTGTTGTAAGGGTTAATGCTGTTTCAGCACTAGCACCGCCACCAGATGTTCCAGCAGATGTTCTGTAACCGCCAGCACCACCCCCACCACCGCCATAACGACCAGAAGTAGAACCATCAGAACCACCGCCACCGCCACCAGCTATTACAAGAAAATCGGCTGAATATGAATAAGCTATTGTGTCAAGTGTTTGCCATTCGCTGCCTTTATATACCTCATATTCTGACTCAGTGGTGTTGTAACGAACCATGCCAACTGCACCTGTTGGTCTTTGTGCTGTTGTACCTAAAGGAATAGTTATAGATTCATTACCGCTAAATGCAGGATTGTCTGCAATCTTGGCAGAGGTTATCGCATCATCTGCTATAGAAGCTGTAACAACGGCATTAGAAGCTAATTGATCTGCACCAACCGCATCATCCGCAATAGTAGCACTGGTTACTGCATCATCAGCAATAGCTGAACTGGTTACCGCATCATCTGCTATAACTCTTGATGTGATCTTGGTGTTTGCCATCTTATGCGTTCTCCAGTGTTGTGATTCTTGCTTCTAGTTCTTGTATGGTTTTTACAAGTAGTGGTACAAGTTTTGAATGATCTACTTGTTGATATTTGGGTTCACCTGCTAATTCATGCTCGCTGTCATATACTTCGTCTTTTATTCCTTCTACTGCATTTGGCACAATGCTTGTAACTTCGTGTGCTATAAATCCATCAACTAAAGTATTGGTATCATCAGAAATCCAATTAAATCTAGCAGGTTTAAGTTGTTTTAATCTTGTGGTTGCATCCCATGTGTAATCTACATTTTCTTTTAATCTATAATCAGAACTTGTGTTAAAAGATACTGCACTTGAAGTAATGCCAATAGAACCTTTTACACTGCTGTCATATCTGAATTGCATTGATGCAGTTCCTGCAGGGCTACCAAAATTGTTTAAGATCATAAACTCATTATTTGACACACTAAAATCTGACCTAAAGGTTGTGCCAGTAGGTCGTATTTCAACGCCTGAGGTGGTTGCTTGGTTTACTGCTGTTTTATTACCAAGTAATAAATCACGAGTACTAGTAATGCTAGCTGCTTGTGTGCCTTGCTGATAAAAAACAGTGTTATGACCTAATATGCCTACATCTTTATAAGTTCCACCATTATCACTAATAGCCATCAACCTTGCTTGTGATCCGCCTTCAAGAAAACGCCAGTTGATATCACTTGCAAGATTTATTGTAAGTGGAACAGCCGTTGTGGTAGTACCCATGCCAATATAGCCATTGCTACCAATCCTGATGCGTTCTGCATTGTTGGTAAAGAATCGCATATTAGTGTTCTTAGTATTTACTAAATCAAGCCCATCTGTTGAAGCAACAATTCTTGAATATATGCTTGAAGCATCTGCTGAAGTCAGTAATAAACTACCGCTCCAATTATTATCTGTAACTGAAGCAAGTTGCAATGTATGCGAAGCAGAGGAAGTGTTATCAACTGTGCTAACACCTATTCCTGCATTTTGTCCATCAAATACAAAATTAGCTTCGCCTTCTAGTGTATTAGCAGTACCGCTACCAGTTATAATTCTGTTGTCAGCATTGTTGTTAATAGTAGTTCCACTTACTGTTGAGAACGATAAAGCACCAGCACCATCAGTTGTTAAGACCTGTCCGTTTGTACCATCTGATGTTGGATAAGCAATACCGCTTAGTGTGCTTTGCCCTGTTACGCTTAAAGTTCCACCAACAGCAACATTGCCTGTGAATGTAGGTGATTCCTCTACTTGTGAAGCTGACCATGAAACATCCGTGCCGTCTGATGTAAGAACATAGTTTGCAGAACCTGCAGCTAATGCACTTGGATTACCTGAAGCATCTCCAACTATTAAGCTACCCCTTGTCAAAGCTGCCATCTTAGCTAGTGTTACAGCATCATCATTGATCTTAACTGTGGTTACATTGCCGTCTGCTATCGTGCTTGTGGTTACACTATTGGATGCAGGCACATTAATGGTTGTCTGTGCAAACATCATTACTTCAATCGCTGCTGAGTTAGCAGGAGCAGTATCAAATGTTAGTGTTGTTCCACTAGTGCTGTATGTATTTTTATGTTGGTAAACACCATCAATGTAAACGAATGTGTTGTTCTCATTGTTAGGTAAAGCACTTAATGTATAAGCAGTTGTTGACCCATTACCTGTGAATGAATCTTGCACCATGCTTGTGCCTGATATAGAAGTTCTTACATGAAATACAACAATCTTTCTTGTGTTAGCAGGTGCGGTTGCAAAAGCAATGGTTGTACCACTTGCTGCATAGGTTGCTTTGTTTTGGAACACACCCTCAATAAATACGATTAGGTTATCTTCACTTGCAACTGAACTACTAAGTGTGAAGTCTGTTGTACTGCCATCACCTGTAAAGTTGTCAGTCTCCATTGCAGAAGCCCCACCACCGCCTGCTATTGCTCCCCATGCACCGTCTTGATAGCCTTCAAATTCGGCATTGGTACTGTTGTACCTAAACATACCGTTGACTGGACTACCGTTACGCTGTGATGTCGTACCGCTTGGTACTTTCACAGAGTCAGTACCATTTAAAGTCATGTTAGCAAAAGTAGGACTTGCTGATGTAGCTACTGATTGTCCTATAGAAACTGCTGTTCCTGAAACAGATACTCCTGTTCCTGCGGTTAGTGTTGTGATGTTTGCACTACCGTCAAAACTTACGCCATTAATTGTTCTTGCTGTAGCTAGTGTTGTTGCTGTGGCTGCATTACCGCTTGTATCTTGGTTACCTGTAGTGTTTACCCCTGCTAGATCAATGTTGGCTGTTCCATCAAATGAAACCCCACCGATAGTACGAGCAGTTGCTAAAGCAGTTGCAGTGTCAGCTAAAGCAACATTAATATTAGCTGAACCATCAAAGCTTGTACCACCAATAGTTCTTGCAGTTTCTAAGGTTGTTGCTGTATCAGCATTACCTGTAACATCACCTATAAAAGAACTAGATGTTGTGCTACCAACTACATTTAGGTCGCCTGATATATCTGCATCACCATCTACATCCAAACTATCAGATTGCAGTTCTCCAGTAATATCCACACCATCAGATTTGGTGGTTAATTTTAGATTGTTGTCATATCGTAAAGCTACTGGACCATTTTCAGTAGCAGAAATCATCAGTTCGCCACCTGCACCATTTATTTGCACAGTGCTACCTGTTATAGCATTACCATTGACATCTAAATTGCCACCTAGCTGTGGACTTGTGTCTTCTACAACATTGTTAATAGAAACAGCTTGTACTCTTGTATCGGTGTAATAGAGGTTTGTGTTTTCAGGTACTACACTTGTATCAAGTGTTGTTGAAACTGCTTGATTAGACCCATTACCTAAGAATATTTTTCCATTATTAAGGTTTGGCGTTGCGTTTGTTCTTCCTGCACCACCTACTTTAATAGAACCTGCACTTGCGTGTGATCTTTGTACTATACCTATGTTTTGTAATAAAGAGGTTTCACCTGTAGGTGCTGTAGCTGTTAATCCACCTGCGGTTGTGCTGATAAATAAAATATCACCTGCGCTGAAGCTAGATGTATCTAACCCTGATAAAGTGCCGAATGTTATAACTACAACACTTGCGTTGAGGTTTGCATCTGCTTTAGCCAATCCAAAGCTAGGCATTTTATTAGAATCATCTGCATCTGCTTTTGACACGATAGGTGTATTACCTGATATGCCTGATATGTAAACAGCATCACCCTTTGTAAGTGCTTCACCTGCTTGTGCACTAAACTCTGTAGCACCATTAATATTACCTATAATATCTGCCGTTACAGTGTTAAAGGTTACATCATCACTAGTTGCTACAGCTTGTCCTATAGCAACTGTTGGTGTAGAACCTTCACCACTGTTATTAGATAAAGTTACACCAGTTCCTGCTACAAGGCTTTCTACATAGTCTCCTGTTGTGTCAGTGCCTAAAGCAACGCTATTTGCTTGAATGGTGCTAGTAATAGAAATATTACCTGTGCCATCAAAAGAAGCTGAACCTACAACATCTCCTGCTAAAGCTATATCTCTTGCAGTTTCAAGAGCAGTAGCAGTAGCAGCATTTCCAGTCGTATCTTGGTTTCCAGTTGTATTAACACCTGCTAAATCTATATTAGCTGAACCATTGAATGATACCCCACCTATGGTTCTTGCTGTTTCAAGCGTTGTAGCAGTTGATGCGTTACCTGTTAATGCACCAACAAATGATGTTGATGTTATGGAAGTTGCTCCAGTTACAACGCCTGCATCTATTTCTATTGCACCATCTAATACTATTTGCTGTCCTGCTAATGGCGTGATGTTTAAATCAGTGCCTGCTGTTGAGGATATGGTATTGCCATTAATATTAATGTTATCTACTTGTAGAGCAGTTAGAGTTCCGAGACTCGTGATATTGCCTTGTGCTGCTGTTTGTATTGTTCCTGTCAAATTACCGACAACATTACCCTCAAAGTTTGCTACTAAAGTAGCCGATTGATAACCAGTGCCACTTGTATTGACTGTGGTTGTTGGCTCTACCTCTAATAATTCAAAGAGTTTGTATTTGCCACTGTCGTTTTGATCTCTAAATAAGCCTGTAAACTGATTGGTAGAACCTGATGCTCTGTATTGACCGTAAAAACCTATATCCAATGAATTAGCTGTATTGTCTTTTGCTAATTTAATTAATGGGTCTGTAACATGAAGTTCATTAGTATCTGTTGTGGTGGTTGTTCCGTTAACAGTCAAATTACCTGATATCGTTACATTGTCAGGTAATCCAATTGTTACTGTTGCATCTTCGCTGCCTGAACCTGTTACTTCTATTTCATTAGCTGTTCCACTAATTCCTGATACATAATTACCAGTAGTGTCTGTTGCGAGAGCCACGCTATTTGGTTGAATTGTTGTGGTTAGGCTTATGTTACCTGTTCCATCAAAACTAACGCCTGAAGCCACGACATCACCTGCTAGGGCGATTGTACGACCAGTTGCTAAAGCAGTAGCCGTTGAAGCATTGCCAGTTAAACTTGCTGTAACTGTTCCGAACTCAACATCATCAGTAGTACCAACTGCTTGACCAATTGATATGGTAGGTGTAGCTGTTTCACCACTATTGTTTGCTAATGTGATACCTGTTCCTGCAACTAAGCTTGAAACATAAGAACCAGTAGTATCTGTTCCTAATGCAACGCTGTTAGCTTGTATCGTTGTGGAAATTGATATGCCTGCTGTACCATCAAAGTTTGCAGTACCAACAACATCCCCTGATAGTGCTATTGCTCTAGCTGTCTCTAATGCTGTTGCTGTGCTTGAATTACCAACTAAATCACTTGTTACTTGGTTAAATACAACATCATCACCTGTGCCTACTGATTGACCTATTGCAAAGGTTACGCCATTGCCTGAAGCTGTGGCTGTAACTCCTGTACCACCAAGCAAAGACAATGTTTCAGAATCAAGGTCTATCGCAATAGTTGTAGAACCGTCTGTAATATCTAGGTCTTGTGCTGTAATGTTGGCATCAACATAAGTTTTAATAGCTTTGGCTGATGCAATAGTAGTATCTGTAGCTGCAACACTGTTTAGGTCTGTATCAAGTACCCCTGATTTAAAATTATCTACTTCTATGTTAGATAAAGTGTTGTTATCAAGGTCTATGGTTTTATTTGTAAAAGTTTGAGCATCAGCCAATGTTGCAACTGTACTGTCTATGGCAAATGTAACTCCATTGCCACTAGCTGTTGCATCTATACCTGTGCTACCTAATAAAGAGAGTGTTTCTGAATCAAGATCAATGGCTATGGTTGTTGTGCCATCAGTTATATCTAAGTCTTGTGCTGTTACCTGTGAATCAACATAAGCTTTGATAGATTGCTGTGAAGCAACCTTTGTAGCAGAGTTAGATGACATATCATCTTCGTCTAAGAAAGCTGTGCCTGATAATCCTGTATTTATTACACCACTATTAATTACTGGTGCTGTTAATGTTTTGTTTGTAAGTGTCTTTGTTGTTCCTGATACATAGTTATCTAACCTAGTAACAGCAACCTGTTTCATTGTTCCATTATCATTAACAATGATTTGATCTTCGTCTACTATAACTACTGCTGATGCTGAGGTGTCTCCGTCAAGTACATTAACCTCTGTTCCAGTAGCAATAATAGGTGTAGAACCGTTAAGTTTCGGTGCGGTTAATGTTTTGTTTGTAAGTGTGTCTGTTGTAGCACGACCAACCAATGTATCTGTTGATGTTGGCAGAGTAATTGTTCCTGTATTGCTTATTGTTGCAATAATTGGTTCAGTAAGTGTCTTATTTGTTAGTGTCTGCGTTCCTGTAAGCGTTGCTATGGTACTATCTATAGCAAGGGTAAAGTTATTACCACTTAGGTTAGAAGTAAGCCCTGTGCCACCGAGAATACCCATGGTTTCAGAGTCTAAATCTATAGAACCTATCTCAGTTCCGTCTGTGATGTCTAAATCTTCAGCTGTGATTGCAGCATCTACATAAGCTTTAATAGATTGTTGTGATGCTACTGCTACGGCACTATTAGAACTAAAGTTATCCTCATCAAGAAAAGCTGTTCCTGAAAGTGTGCCGTTAAGAACTGGACTTGTTAAAGTTTTGTTTGTTAATGTTTGTGCTGAAGTTAATCTAGCAACTGTTGAGTCTAAATCAAAAGTAAAGTTTGTACTGCTGATAGTAGAATCAATACCATCTCCACCAATAAGACCTAAAACCTGTGAATCAAGGTCAATAGAAAGGTTATTACCATCTCCGTCTGTTAAATCTAAGTCTGCTGCTGTTAATTCACTGTCTACATAGGCTTTGATGCTTTGCTGTGTAGCTAAAGCAGTTGCACTATTAGAAGCCATGTTATCTTCGTCAAGGATGGTTGTAACAGTAGAGCCACTACCTCCTAACTGCAAGTTATAGATTAACTGTGTTAGAGATTGTGCTGCAGTTGTATTTGAAGCAGTCCATTTCTCATTACCATGATCGTATACGAGCAATGCACCGTTGTTGCTTGATGTTGCTGTGGTTTGATCTAAACCACGACTCATAATTGCACTTGGTCCTGCTAGACCCTGTGTGCCTACAGTGGTAACAGTAATTCCGTCAGTAGAGGTAACCTCAATCTGATTGGTTTGATCTGTATTGGTTATTGTTATGGAATCTACGGCACTCATCTAGTTATGTTCCTGCGTATGCTGTAAGTACCCTCTATAAGCCTTGATACAACACCTGCTCCACTGGTGATCTCTAAATCAAACACACCGTCTGATGCAGTCAAAGCTGCTGTGTCTGTAGCGCTGACTTCTAGCGTGATAGTTCCTGCAATACCGCCCATAGTCATGCGAGTGTTGGCTGTTGTTATTTCTAATACTGCGGATGATGCATCAGGATTTTCTCTTAACTGCATTGCGCCTGAAAAACCAGTTAAATTTATAACTGCATCTGATGAATCTTTAAGAGTTAGGGTCTGACCAAATGTTGCGCCCTGCTCTATGATGAAATGATGATAACCTGCACTCATTAAAACTTCCTATAAATTGCATGGTATCTACCATTCTGTAAGCATCTGCTCGTTTAACTATAACAAAGAATTTAGCTAGATGCTTTCTTTGTTGTTTTCTTGGTAGTTTTTTTCTTTGCAGTTGTTTTTTTAGGTGCTTTACCACCTTCCCATGCTTCATTCACATCAGGAGTGCTAGGGTCGTCTGCTTGTAATTGACCTTTATCGTTTCTAGCTCGTTTGACTTCTTTAACTTCCGCTTCTACCTGTATGGTTTGTTCTGCTGAATCAACCTTAACTTCCATTGCCCAACCATTAGCAATAAATGCTTCCATGACATCATCCTGCCATTGACCTTCTGAATGTATGATTTCGTTAGCTTTGTAAAGCCTAACCTCAGTTCCTTTCTCATTGCTTGAAGCTGGTTTTGGAACGATTACTTTAAATGTTCTTGACATAGTTTCTACCTGTAAAGATGGGGGGAATTAATCCCCCCAAAGTTTGCTCAATTAAGCGTTGTGTACAACATTAGTTGTAGGAGCATTACGAGGTCTGCTCTTTACAATAACGCCTGCGATAGGTGTACCAGTTGAGTGAGTTCCAGTTTTAGCTAGTACCAATCTCAAATAGCGTTTGCCACCTACATACCCAATCTGCCAATTGCCACCAGTTGTGCCTGGGTCACCATCTGTGGTTCCGTCCAGTTTCAACCAAATACCACCTGCAGCAATAGTTCCGTTGATGATATCAGCCTGTACACAATCAGTGTAAGTTGAATCGTCATCAGAATGCTCTAATGATATTTCAAAGTAGACTGAGCCTGAAAGAGTATCTCCTTCTGCACCAACATCTACTATGGCTGTAGCTTCTTCAAAGCCTTTTAAGTCAACTCCTGTGCCATTAGCACCAGCAGTTTTAACGGCATTGATAATTGAGTTACTTACGACAATATTATGTGTTAAATCTTGCATAGTTTACTCCTTAAGCTGAACATTTAAGTTTATTGATAGCTTCTGACTGAATTACTTGACCACCAACACGCTTTCTAGCAATGTATCTTACATTACCAGTTGTAGCTTGTGTGAATGGGTCGCGTAATACAGCTAGATTTACTCTATCAACGATCATATAAGCCCTTCTGAAATCACCGAATGCAACTGGATAGGTATTAGAACCTTCACTTGGCATATCAGTAGCTTCAACATATGGGTGTCCAAGTATGGTGTTAACCATATTGCCACCGAGCATCATCCCAGGTTGGAACACATACTGACCAGCAGTATCTTTCAGCTTTCTGATAGAGGCTAAAGTAGCTCTATTGAAAACAAAAGTACCATTTCTTGTGTAGTCAGACTTAATGTTGTGTACCAATGAAATGAGTCCATCACCTGTTACAGCAGCAGCACTTCCTGAATTTACTTCAGTAATAGTTGCGTCCATAAATCCTTGTGGCTTGCCTACTGCGTTACCTGAAACAAATGCAGTTCCTTCAGCTTTTGCAAATTGCTCTGCAAACTCTGATTGCATTTCTGCTTCCAAGTCAAACACTGTATCTTCTAAGTCTTGCTCAGAGATATCTACCAATGCATACATTTCGTGTGCAGGTAGTTCTTCTAAACCGACTGTATATCCAGTAGTTTCACTTCTAGTACCACTTTCAGAAACCCACTGTGCTGCGAATTGTCCATCTCTTTTTGGGATTTGGATGCTTCTAGCACCTGTGGAACGAACTCTAGCAATACTTCTGATAGGTGAGATTTCAGTAATTGTTTTTAACAATTCTCTCACATACTCAGGTGGTGCTAAATATCCGCCTGTTGAGTCATTGCTGACAGTTAATGCTTTCTTTTCATCAGGTTGCAGACCATCAAGTCCTTTCCTGCAATATCTATCAAAAGCATTGAGATACTCATCAACTTGCTTAGATTCAAAGCCTGAGTCAGGTCTAGTGACCATAGTCTCAATCTTGGAAACTTGCTCCTTGATTTGTTCAGCGTTTTGCTCAGCAATTGTTAACTTCTGATTCATTTCCTCGTAAGAATCCAATTTGGCTTCTATTTTAGAAAGTTTTTCTTCGTTATATGCTGAACTCTCGCCTTTCTCAATTTGTTCAAGTCTTTCGTCATTAACTTTCTTAAATTCGTTGAAAGTTTGACCTAAGTCTTGAATAGCGTTCTTTATATCTTCCGACATAATTTACTCCTATTAAGTTTTTAAGGTTAAAGTTAGTTCTTTTATGGCATCTACCAGTTCTGCACTTTCATCAACCTCTCGTTGATCAAAACACTTAGTTACTGCCTTTGCAGCAACTTTTGCTTCTGAACGAGATAAGTTGAATGCATCACGCAGTCCATTCTCCCATTCCCTAATGGAGTACTGTTCACCTTTTACCGATCTGACAGTTGCCTGCGGATTCATCGGGAAAGTTACTAGGGACACTTCCATTAAATCTACTTCTTTGATAATGCGTTTATTACCACGCTTATCATATGAAACTTCTTTTGGGTTTACTCTAAAGCCTATTGATAGACCATCTAATGCACCCATTTTTAATAATTCGTAGGCTTCTGCTCCTGCTTGTGTTTTAAGAGCCAGCCTACCTTTGACCACAAGACCGTGTTCATCTTCTCTAATCTCATCAAAAACACCGATAGGCATATCTGACTTGTGTTGATATAAGAGTTTTACATTCTGTGGTTTTCTTTTCTTTAATGATTTGGCGAATGCACCTGCTTCAATAACATCATTACCTAAGTCTTTATTACCAAAGACAGAACCATAGCCTTCAAATGTGCCATAGTTTTTATCTTCATCTTCGTCATGATAAGCTTTAATGCTTGATTTAATTTCAATAGATTCTTTCTCTACTTCTTTCTCAGAGTTCATCTCATCAACAGTTTCTTCTGAGTTAGGCTTAGATTTGCCAAACTCAATGATATAAGAATCATCAGTTTCTTCTACTGCTCTTATGTGCTTTTCATCATTCTCTATAGAATCTTCTTTATTAGAATCGTACTGATTAGTACAGACAGCTAGGCGTTGGTCGGAATCGGTATATTCACTCGTCATAGTGTCATCTCCCATACATCTTTTTAAAAAGTCTTGCCTGTTTTCAGAACTATTAGGTTTTGGAATAGGCATATCCACATATAGTACATAAAGGGTTGGATAAGCACAAGATATAGATTAAATAAATAAATATAAATAATATTCCAAAAAGGGTTTACATTTGTCCAAATCACTTTAATATGACTCTTATATTAATTAAACGGAGATAAAATGAAAAACTTAATAACCAACAACTACTACTCAGGTGGAAACTTAGACATACTTGCAGAAGCAGGTTACACAGAAGATGATTCACTTTGCACTTTTAAGCAAGCCATGAAACACTTTGAAGTAACAGGCGATATGCTTAAAGGTCTTAAAGGTCTTGGTACAACTCTTTGCTTCTATAAAGAACAAGAAAACAAAGAGACTGGCGAAAAAGAAATGGTAAGAAAACTCTTTACTGTTTTTGATTCTAAAGACATCATCAGAGTAATAGAACATAACTCTCAAAAGGTAGCTTAACAGCTACCTTTTTTTTAAAGGAAAATAAAATGAATAAAGAATTAATAAATAAAAAAGTAGAAACCGAATTTAACAGTTTTGGTATGCGCAAATACACTCAAGGTACATTTTTAATAAGTTATTTTATGTATGGTGGTACAGAGGTAGATGGTGAATTTATATTAGGCAAAGGTTGTGATTTTTACCCAAGATTTGCCGATGGTATGAGAACTCACGACTACAAACGCTCTAAAGAGTGTTTAGACATTGCCGAAAAATATGGACATACTCATTATCAATTAGTCAAAAAAATGTACTTAGATGGTACAGATGGTGGCGGTTGGATGGAAATGAATAAAATAATTAAAGGTGAGTTTAATTTTAGACATGGCGTAACAGTAAACTACACGACCGAGCAAGGTAATTACACAATATAATTTTATGAATATTAATTTAACCAACCAAGAAGTAATAGCATTACAGATGTGCATATTTGAAAAAGCCAACAAAGAAATAGAAGATGGTAACCATAATATGCTATCTGAAGATACGCCTTTAATGACAGCGTTAGATAAAATTCTTAAAACAAATACAGGTCAAGAAAAATGAAATGGATAACAATAGAACAAATGACTGGTGATACTAACTCAGAGCATTATGCTTATTGCCCTAGTGATTATTATATTTTAGAAGAAAATGCTGATGATAATGTTTCTGATCGCCTTATATTAAGCAAGTTTCTAAACCAAACTATTACTACAGATGATATTTATGAAGATCAAGAAACTGGTTGGTATTGGCATGGTAAATCAATTTATATAGTTAGAAGCATTAAAGATATAAACGAAGATGAATTGGTGACAATTAGGAACTTTGTTTATGCAAAAATATTAAATACACACTAAATAATATTCCAAAAAGGGTTTACATCTATTAATTAACCTAGTATGATGTACTCATATTAATTAAACAAAGGATAAAATGAAAAACTTAAATAACCCAACCAACTCAAAAACCATTGCAGGTTTAAATCAAGAAACCCTTTTGGCTGTAGTTAAAGAACACTGTCTTTATGCAGATGCAGAGTGCTTTAAATGGTACTACGATGTTGCAGATGTATGTCAAAGATTTAACATAGATAGCGATACATTATCGCAAAAGGAGTGGCAAGTTGTAGCAGACTTAATAGCAGAAAATTTGCCTACTAACTTTTTTAATCAAACTTGGTAAGGGGTAGCATTATGAAATTTACAGAAGCCCTAGAAAGATACATTAACGAAGCACCAAGTTCTTTTGACAAAGTACCATGTAAGTCTAAGTCTACAGAAAGAATGCGTGGTTGGTTAATGCGAGATGCTTTAAATCACCATATTGGTTGGGTACCATACAGTGGTCGTATTACATATATAGATCACAACTCAACACAAGAATATATTATTGATTAAAGGTCTCTTTCATCTGCGTAAACTATTACGCATCTACAATTAATAACATTTTTTGCACCACCTCTGCTATCGCCTGCAAAACTCATAGGAACTCCACCAACAATAAAATCTTCTGACATATCCACAGTTTGTCCACTGGCTGCAGAATGTGCTGATCTTGTTCTAGCATCGTTGGTAGCTACCCATTTTTTTAACATTTTTATCCCCAAGTCTTTCTCAACTGTTGCGTGGTAAGAATGGTTTGCAAAAGATGCGGCATTATGTGTTTCTGTTCTTGCTATAAGTGCAGCACGGCTTCTGCTTACTGGTAAAAATTTACTTGATACTAATTTAGCTATTTGTGGCAAAGTTAAATTATCTGCTCTGCCTTGTTCTATTAAGTTGCTTATTCTTGTAGCCATGCGCTCTGTAATGCCTGCTAAGATTAATTGCCTATTGGCAAAGTATTGATTAACAACTAACTCAAAATCTGTACTTCTACCAAATACAAATGCCTCATCAGCTTTTCTTAAATATTCGTACTTTTCTTCATTACTTCTGTATATCGCCTTAAAAACTCTTTTGTAATGCGCAAGCATTAGTGGAAAAAAATCCTCATTAAGAGATTGTTGTGCAATTTGTATTTCATATATTCCATACTGACTGTATAGATGTAAATGTGTATTTAAAAACTTTCTAAATAATGTATTTAAGTTTCTATAAAATCTTTTTTCTAAATTATTTCTAAGAACTAATTGTTTTCTTGACTCTAAGCGTGTATTAATTCTGCCCTGTCTAAAAGTATTTATTCTTTTAGTGGCTGTTCTCACTTTTTCGGTCTGCCTTGACTATCTGTAGGTCCTTTAGATTTTAGTGGGTGTCCATCAGGAAAAAGGTCAGTATCGTGTTTACCACCTTTAAATTTGCCGCTTGATAATGCTCTTAAAAAAGAATTAACCCTAGCATATGCCCAACGATCAGCACCACCTTGTCTGCGTACACTTGGTCTTACGCTTGATGGATTAGTATTATAAGCACCTACACCTCTACGAAATACTTGCGTAAGCATACCCAGTGTAACTTTCTTAGTTTTGCTATCGCCATATTTTTCATTATGCTCTTTAACTTTTTCTTTTAAGCCATTTCTAACTGTTTCGCTAAGTGCTTTTTCATCTTCAACAAAACCAATATGTTCCTCAAGTTCGTACTCTTTAGATTCTTCTCGTTCTATTTGATTTCTTACTTTTTTTGACCAAGAGAAACCTGCATCACCACCCCATAAAGCCCATGCAATTCTACCAGCACTAGGGTAGCCTTTTTCGCCTTGACTAAAACCTTCTGCTTGTTTATCTACTTCATGCCTAGAAAAAAAACTGTACATTCTTTTGACTGTAGAAATAGATAGCCTTTCCTTATTCATGAGTTGGTTTGCTCTTGCTACACCAACAGCAGTACCACCTCTTTTATACTTTTTTCGCCATTGCAGACCTCTTGCTGCTTCTTCTGCCATAGAATTGTTAGGAACTGTATTTATATCTGATAATGCTTTTTCTTCTTCTAAGAGTTCTAATATTTCTTTATCAGTTTCTTCGTCATCATAATCTTCTAAATCATTTTCATTAACTGGATTTGCAGGTTTTTCCACGCCTTCATCACCAAGAGGAAATAAGTTAGCTGATATATATAGATCATCTGCTCCATCTAACGGCTCTAATCCAAGCTGTTCTCTTGCTTCATTCCTAGTCATGATTCCTTCTCTTACAGCAGAGGTAACATTTTCGTATACTCTTTTAACTCTCTCTGACAATGCAGGAATAGCATCAATGTCAAACTCTAATGTGAGACGATCATCAAACAATGGAACTAACCACTCGTTAAGGTCTGATGCGATCTTTCTTAAGTGTGGAATAATTGTTTCTTCATACAGAGCAAGTCTTGCTTCTGCAACATTAGAATAGGTTTGACTGTCAGGAACACCTACTAACTGGCTAGGTACACCAAAGCATAGAGCAATGTCTGTTGCACTCATGTGTTTTAAGGTTGCAAAATCCATGTCTTTAGGACTCAGACCCATTTCTTTCCAATCAAAGTCTCCCTCTAATAACATAGGTCTGCCTGCATTACCTGCACCACTAAATCTGTTATTTAAGTCTGTGAGTAATTGTTGTCTCTGTGATTCTGTTAAATTGACTGCAAAGCCTGCATCATCTTGTGGTTTGAAAACAACTGCACCACTTGGTCTTGCACCATTTTGTAAAAGATTGACATTGTGCTTGCTAGCCATGTTAAATTGATCTACCTCAACTGCTGCTGCACTTAACGGACTTAGACCATAGTAATCATCTAGCGGATGCCATAGCTTGACGTGTTTTAGTTCGCTAAAGCCGTTTTCTTGATCTATAAGATATGTGTGAGCAACTCTACCATTCACCATGTATTCATATTTTTCAGGTATAGGCTTACCACTGCCTTTTATGTTTATGCGATCAGGTCTTAATTGATGCAGTTCTTTTGGTGCGCCCATGTCGCTACCAGTCTTAAGAATGTAAGCGTTACCACTTAACAACACATATCCAAACAGACTGTTAAAGAACTCACTGTAGGATTGCAGTGGGTTAGGTCGCATAAGAAGATCAATCAAGGGATGTTCTTCTATGATTTGATCACCTGCCTTAAGCATAAAAGGCACAGCACTTGCACCTTTGCTTATCTCATTCACGCATCTATAAACAATCGCGTTTTTAAGATAGCCTTCTTTTGCTAAGTCTTGGTATTTATAGGTCTTTGCTTCTTCAGTGCCAACACCAAAGTAACCCATCATGTTTGAATTTTTTTGCTCAACAGGTTTGCTGTTAAACAATCTTTGTAGAAATGTTTGTTCTGCCATTAGCTTATTCTCCAATTTACGTCACCCTTTGATCTACTTAATTCGGTTATACCCCAAACTAAAGCATCTAATCTGTCAGGGCTTGGTTTTGTTTCTCCTAAATAGCTACACATTTGTGATTCTAATTCAGGAAAATATCCAATGTGATGAACACGCCTTTGCTCGTAAAGTGCTGCAATTGGCTCTGCTCTTATTAGCTTGCCTCTTGTTGCTCTTACAGACCTATAAGGAATGTTTAAATCCATTCCTCTTAATAGTCTCTCCACCAAATCTCCACCATTGTTTGTTTCTGCAACTATACGATCAGCGCTCCAGTCATAATAACAATTAATGGCTTTTTTTGCCCATGCGTCAGGTGAATATTTGCCTGAAACATCTTCAAGTACATAATACTCATTATTAAGGTCTTTGCCAACTACCACAATTCCTGTTTCGTCTGAATCTTCATTGCTAGTTACGGCAGGGTCAATTGCTACAATAATTTGTTTTAATTCTTTTTCCGTATCTTCATGTAGTCTAGCTTCATCTATTAGTGCACTAGTCCATAAAGCACCTTCTAAATTTTCTATTATTTCAGCATATAATTCTTGTCTACCTAGTGTAGTACCTTCATATTTATCTCTAAGCATAGCAAGTGCGCTTTCAGCTAGGTTATCTTCATTTTCAAAAGTATTACCAGTGGTAACTGCCACATCTTCCCTTGCAACTAAGTCTCTTATAATTTTTGTAGGCTTTGGCGTGGTAGTGATAAGGCACTGTGGATTTTTGCCTAGTCTTAAACCAAACATAAGTTGATCAAAGGCTTCTGGGTATCGCCATGCTGCAACCTCATCACACCATGCCCTATGAAACTGTGGACCTCTTAATCGCTCAGGCTCAGATGCTGCATAACCTACAATCTTTGAGCCGTTATGTAAGCGTATTTCACTTATACTTGATGAGTACCCTTTCATGTCTTTTGTAACTGAAAGACACTCTTTAGGTATTATAGAGACTAAACCACTTGGACCACCAAAACATACTCTCCTGAGATCACCTGAAGTTGGTGCAACGACTGCCGATATGGTATTTGGATTTCTTAGCGCATATAAAGCAATGTCTTGTGCACCAGTTCTAGTCTTACCCCAACCACGACCTGCTAATATAAGCCATATGTAATGTTTATACGCAGGTTGTAACTGTTTATCCCTAGCCGTTTCTAGCCAATTAGTGCGTAGTTCTATCGCCTTGGCTTCTGCGTTGTTCTTCAACTGTGTCAAGCAGTTCCATAGCTCTTCTGAATGCGTCTGTGTTTTCGTTGACTGTGGCATCTATATTATGTGTAGCTTCTCCAAGAGCAAGTTTTGCTAAGCGTTGTGCAGTAACTGCTGCATTAGCAAGTGAATTAATTTGTGATGGTGGCAATCCTTTTTTGCCTTGTTGTATTGCTAAATTATTATTTTGTATTACTTGACCTACTGTGCTGTATAAGGCTTTTGCAAGATTAATTGAATTATCATCAAATTTAATTGACTCTTTTGCTCTTGCTTTGATTCTATCTCTATCAAGTTTTTCTGTGTACTCTTGTTGGAATTGATCGCGTTGCACTTTCCATTGTTCTGTTCTTGCAATTCTATATATCGTGCTTTGTGCAACTTTATATTTTTTAATTAATTCATCTAAAGTAAACAAGACTCTTTCTGAGTTTTCATCAATACCTTGAACAAACTCATTTCTTATTTTAAGTTTTAAAGTGTCTGTAAGTTTAGATGTTTTAGTTTTACTGTTCATTATTTACCATTAATTACACACATAATATTCCAAAAAAGATTATATGCAAAGGGTATTACATAATTAATACATATATTATTCCAAAAAAGGTTTACTTATTGTATGGACAATATACTATGTAACCTATATTAACTAAACGCTCACAGAGCAGGTAAAATGAAAGAAGAAAATAAAATCCAAGTAATACTAATTGACCCTTACGATCAAAGCCTATCTTACATAGATATTGGTGAATCTAATTTAGATGATTATTACAAAGCAATGCAATGTAGTTGTTTTGATATAGTTCCTCTTGGTGGTGGTGTCATTATGTATGTAGATGATGAAGGTCTACTTAAAGACAACATGTACTTTAAACTGGGTGCAGAAAACTATTGTGGTAGATCAATACTCGCTAACGAAACAGATGATGGTGGTACTACTGACTGTATGTTAACTATAGAACAAGTTGCAGAAAAGTTAGAGTGGTTGCCTGAAGGTCATAGAGAAGAACCCTTTATGAAGTTCATACCATTAAATTAATTAACAGGGGGTTATATGCCCCCTTTTTTATAGGAAAATATAATGCATTTAACAAAAGAAATATTAGAAGATATTGAAGCCAATATTGATGAACGGCTTGTTTGGGAATTCCTTGCAATAAGATCAGAATTAAAAACATCTATAGCATTAAGTCCATTTAGTGATAAAGATAATTTAATACCGATCTTTGAAGAATATATGAATTTTAAAACTGACGAACTTCGTGATCTTGTAGATCAAGATAAATTGTCTTTATGAAATATAACAGAGATGTAGAATTTACTTTTACATTTATGTCATTAGAAGTATCGGTTGTTTATACTCCTAAGTATTTTACAACTTTAGATAGTCGTATGGATCATATTGAGTTTCATGTAGAAAATGACACGCCAATACCATTAACAAAAACTGGTTATAGATCAGAGTTTGTATATACAGATAAAGATTTTACACAAGAAGAAATTATAGAATGGTTTTATAAAGAAAACGGTGCAGAGCAAGGCGTTGTGCCGTTACAAACAACATTATTTTAACAGGAGTTATATATGTCAATAGAATGCTTAAACAAAGCACTTAAAGTTAATGGCTTATCGCCAACCAAGAAATTAATATTAGTTATCTTAGGTAACTATGCAGACGAAAAGGGTACTTGTTATCCATCTTATAAACATATTGCAAAACTTATTGGTTTAAATACAACTAAAACAATACAAAATGCAATAAAAGAATTTGAACAGCTAGGCTATCTTAAGGTAGAACATAGAAAATTAGAGAATGGTGGTCATACTTCTAATCGTTACCATTTAACCCTAGATAATAACCCTATGGTTGTTGATGACCATACCCCTAGTGTAATGAAAGATAAGGGGCAGGGGTCACCAGTTACCACCAATACTAAAGAAGATACTAAAGAATATATACACGAATTTGAGTTGTTTTGGAAACACTATCCAAGAAAGGTTGGAAAGTATCAAGCTAGTGTATCTTTTGCAAAATATGATGAAAAACATTATTCAAAGATTATTTATGCAACCAAAGTATTTGCACAAGAAAACTTAACCACAGAGGAGAGATTTATACCTCATGCAACTACATGGTTAAACCAACAACGATATTTAGACTTTTTAGAAAAAACCATTAAGAATAGTACCCTTAATAATTTAGCAGGATAATAATATGACCATAGATAAAACATTAATTGAAAATAATATAAATTTAAAACACCAACAAGACGGAAATCAAAAAACCAAATGTCCACAATGTCAACCACCACATAATCCAAGGGATAATCCTTTATCTGTAACCATAGACAATGGAACTGTTCTATGGAAGTGCCACCATTGTGAATGGACTGGTGGTAGCAGTACTGGTTCTTTATATCAACCTTATAAGAAACCTAATTATATTCAACCAAAGCCACCTACAGTAGCCAAGAAACCATCAGATAGCTTTTATGACTACATGAAAGAAAGAGGTATTAGTAAATCTACATGCGAAAGATTTAATGTAGTGCAAGAAAACGAATGGTGTGTTTTTCAATATTTTGATGAAAACGGACAACTAACAAATCTAAAATACAGAACAAGAGATAAACAATTTAGGCAATCTGCTAATGCAAAATCCATTCTTTATAACTACGACAAAATTTGTAACGAGAAAACAATAATTTTTACTGAGGGTGAGTTTGATGTTTTAGCATTAGGTGAATGTGGTTTTGACAATGCGACTACTTTACCAAATGGCGCACCAAAAGAAGCAAAGTTTGACAAGCAAGATGCTAGATTTAAAGCATTAGAAAATTGCAACTTAGTTGCTACCAAGATTATTTTATTTACTGATAATGACAGCAGTGGCAGAGCCTTACATAAGGAATTGCTACATAGATTTGGTAAAGATATATGTTGGTTTGTTACACCACCCGACAATTGCAAAGATGCTAATGATGTATTAATAAAACATGGGGCTATGAAACTAAGAGAAGTTATAGAAAATGCCACACCTTATCCAATTGAAGGCTTATACACAGCTAACGACTACACAAAACAACTTAATGATTTATATGAGGGTAATTACGAAAGACCTACAGAGATAGGTATGGATGGCTTAGACGATATATACAAAGTTATGACAGGTACTTTTCATGTTATTACAGGAATACCAAATCATGGTAAGTCTGTATTTACAGATCAAATATTATTAAAACTTGCAGAAACACATGGTTGGTCTTTTGCAATGTTTTCACCTGAACATAGTACGTCAATGCATATAAGAAGATTGGTGCAAATGTATCTTAAAAAACCTTTTGATGAAGGTCTAAAGAATAGAATGACCAAAGCAGAGTTAAACAAAGCCTTAGATTTTATACACAAGCATTTTTACTTTATAGAAACTAAAGATGCAATACCCTCTATTGATTTAATACTTTCTATTGCTAAATCTGCAATATATAAACATGGTATTAATGGTTTGGTTATTGACCCTTTTAACGAAGTTTCAGCAGTAAGACAAGGCAATCAAAGAGAAGATGAGCATATTCGTGATTTTATTTCTTTGTGTAAAAGGTTTACTAGAATTTATGAGGTTGTATGTTGGGTTATAGCACACCCTACAAAACTACCTAAAACAAATGATGGCAGTTATTTACCACCTACGGCATATGACATCAGTGGTGCTGCACATTGGCATAATCAAGCAGATGCAGTTCTCACAGTACATAGAGACTTTGACGACAATTCAACCAATGTAATAACAAGAAAAATACGAGAACAAGACCTATATGGAAAAATAGGCGAAGCAAAGTTTAAATACGATACAGATCAAAGGTGTTTTGTTAAATACCATAATGTTGATGATGATTGGGAAACTGCATACATAGATAATTTTAATATTAGCTAGATTTAGAAATTTTTAATTTCATTTCATGCAGTGATTTTTTTGGTATTACAACATCTTCTTTTCTAATAAGCCTGTTTTTTTTAAATGGGTTGTAATCTACATAATGATGTATTCTGCCGTATTTTTTTACAATTCTTGAATAGTCAGGGTAAACCTTAACCTGCATTTTAGATTTTGCTAAAGTACCTTCATTGTCGTAAAACTCGGCAGAGTTGCCACCTCTTACTACTTGTGTAGTAATTTTTTCTTGCAAGAATGCATTAAATTGCACTGTACACATTCCTGCCGTTAAAATATCTAAAGATAAAATTGTATCTTCGTTATATCTACCTCTCCACCTAAAAGGTATGTCGTTCTTTATTAAATTGCATGAGTATATTCTTGTATTCATAACAAAAGGTGGTCGTTTCTGTGTTGCAGGTGCAAAAAAAGTGTAATTAGGTCCACACATACCAAGATTTGTATAGCGTTGTGCAAATTCTTCCATTGCAGCAAAGATGCTGCCGTTTGTTACCTTTACTTTTTCATTGTAATTTAAGCGTCTAAAACTTCTTATATTGTCATCCATTACCCAATGATATTTATAACCCTCTGCTATAGAAACATCCCATGCAAAATTTCTTGCTGGTCCTGGTCCAGTTGACTTGCTTAAACCTAGATCGTCACATAACTCGTACTTTTCTTTATATGACATATCAAGAACCAACAATTTTTTCTTATCACCTACTTCTGATAAATATTCTTTATATTCTTGTGGCTCTATTACCAATCTATATGGCACTTTCATATAGTCTAAATATTTTGCTGTATATCTAGTATCTGCTCTGCCTTTAGATGGTATAAAAAGTGGATAATAAGGATTACTCATATCTTTTGCTTTCTGTATCCATATTTTCTTTATGTGGGTACCAAATATATTTTGCTTTCTCACTAAAACTTTGTTCAAGTTTCATTTGAAATGCCACAACATCATCTTCATTTTCAAAATGCACGATTACACTTCTATATGCGGTTTTATCTTCAGATACAAATTCAGGCATGCCTTCCCACTCTGCCAAAACATCATTAATTAGTGCTTCGTCTTGTACAAAAGGTATTATTTGTTCTTTATCAAAACCTAGTAACTCTATATCAAAGGTACCGTTATTAAGTTCTTCTATTTGTTTCCATAACAAATCTTCATCCCATGTACTGTTCATGCCTAATTTGTTATCAGCAATCATTAAAGCCTTTATCTGTTCATCAGTTAAATTTTTTAAAGTTATTGTTGGTATTTCTTCTAAACTTAATTTTTTGGCTGCCATATATCTACCATGACCTGCAATAATTGTTTTGTTTTCGTCTATTAAAATTGGATTTGTAAAACCAAATTCTTGTATAGATTTGCTTATTTGGTTTATTTGCTTGTCAGTATGTTTTCTTGGGTTGTTTTCGTGTTTTTTTATATTTTTTATTTTTTGATTTTTAATTTCTAACATTTTTTATCCTTTCCCTTAGAGTTGTTGTAGAGAAACTATGTTTTCTACTAGTGTAATAAGTTTCATGCAAACCATGACCTGTAAATTTTTTATCAGCATAATCATCGCCTACAAACCTTATATCTATTTCAGTGGCTTCTAATAAATCCAATAAACTTTTTTCAGTATCGTATGGCAATATTTCATCTATATATTTTATGGCATTTAATTGTGTGTATCTTTCATAAATAGACTGTACTGGTTTGTTTTTTTCTTTTCTATCTAAAGATGGATCTGTTTGCAATCCTACAATAAGATAATCACAATTTTCTTTTGCTTCCATAAGCATAACTATGTGTCCTGCATGCAATAAATCAAAAGCGCCACAAGTGAAGCCTTTTTTCATTAGTCAATATAAAAATCATTTGGCTGTACATTGCCTTCTGTTATATCTAACAGTATTAGCATTTCTTTTTTTCTAGGTATGCGAGAGCCAGTTATCCATTTTGCAAATGTGCCTTGTGGTATTTTTACACCCTTAGCCATTTCTATCTGATCTATAAAAGACATTTGTGTATGTTTTTCTTTTTCTAAGTATTTTTTTAATTTCATAAAAAGGTTCTAATTATTCCATAAATGAATTATACTGACTATATTAAATAAACACTACCCCAAAAGGTAATAAATTAAAGGTAATAAAATGAAATATCAAAACCAAGAAATAAAAAATATTAACCATCTAGCAAAACTGTTGATCTTGTCATCTATTGTTGACTTAGAAGATCAAGTATACAAAAAATGTTTTGGTGGTTTAAACATTATGGATAGCGTAGCAAGACAAGTTCTTAAAGATGCAGAGGGATTTGTAATAAGCGATTTAGAGTCTGAACTGCTTATTAAAACTATTAAATTTGAGATAGCTAAAGTTATTGGCAAACTAGAAAACCAAACAGGTATAGATACAAAAATTGTAACTAGAAACAATCAAGGTTATGTATCTAAACAGGCTTACGGATTATGAAAAATAACAACCCATTTAAAGTACATGGTATAGAACACTTATCTGCTAGTGCCATAAATCAATTTATAACTAATCCTGCATCTTGGATTCTCAAGGTTAGTGGTCATAGAGGTATACCAAATCCTGCCATGTGGCGTGGTACTGTTATAGATGATGCTATATGCAAATCTTTTGAAAATGATTTATCTATAGAAAAGAAATTACACAGATCAATTACAAACTCTGAATATGATTATGATTCTTTGTATGAATATCACAATGCAACTCATGACTACGACATAGATGCTGTAGATAAAGAAAGAAATAATTTACAAAGATATTTAGAAGTTGCTATACCGTTTTATGCAAAACTTGGTAAACCCCAAGAATGCCAAAAAAGAATTGAAGTAGAATTTGAAGATATACCTGTGCCAGTCATTGGGTATATTGATCTTCAATATGATGGTATTACTAGAGATATAAAGACCACTGGTCGCCTTATGTCTAAAGTGCCATCAACCATCTGTCGTCAGTTAAGTCTCTATGCCTTTGCAGAAGAAAGCATACCTTATGCTGATTTTATACATGTGACCAAGACGAAAGCCGAAGTTGTATCTATAGAAATTACAGATGTAAGAAAAAGAGTCATTGAACTGAGAAAGGCTGCATTATCTATGATGAATGTTCTTTCTTATTCAGATGATATAAACCAAGTAGCAAGTTTGTTCTACCCTGACTTTGACGATTGGCGATGGTCAAATCCAGTAGATCAAGATGCTGCAAAAAAACTATGGAGAATAGAATGAGTGATAAATTAATTGACGCAATAAATGAAATAGCAAACCTATCAAATGAAGATAAAGTACAGATAAAGGGTAAGTTTTACACTACAGTAGACAAACGCTTACAAGTCCTTAGAAAGCATTTAGGTTCAAAGGTAGGTGTAATTACCAATATAATACATCATGACCTAGAAAGGGTTGTGGTAGAAGCACAGATAGAGATTTGTAATGCAGAAGAAACTGGTTGGTACACAATTGGTAAAGACTTTGCAGAAGAATTTAGAGCAGAGGGTTATATTAACAAAACATCTGCCCTAGAAAACTGTTGTACAAGTGCCATAGGTCGTGCCTTGGCTTCATGTGGTCTTGGTGGTGGTGAATATGCAAGTGCATTTGAAGTAGATAATGCAATAAATAGCAAACCATCTGCACCTAAAAAAATAGTAAAAAAAACTGAACCAAATAAAGTAAAAGGTTTTTTATTAAAAAGAATAGATGATGATGAAATTTCTATGGATACTACACCTGTAGATTATATTCAATCTATAAGAGTGCAAATGGCTTTACTTAATGATGAAAAAAGAAAAGAGTTATTTACATTAAACTCTAGTGAAATAGAAAGAGCCTATTTATCTATAGAATCTAAAGATGTTTCATTAAAACAATCTTATGACACTATGGTAGAAATGTATGCCTAAATTAACATTAGATGATTGCGTATTTTTATGTATGCGTAATGAAGAATGGTGGACTTTTTGGGATTTACAAAAAGTAATAAAAGAAAAGTCAGATGTTTTTTATGGTGAGCCGTCCATTTCGGCTGCCATAAGAAATCTTAGAAAAGAGCCTGCAAGGGTAAAATATAAACTAGCTAAATTTGGTGAGGTTATAGAGAAAAGAAAACAATTAAATGGCAAAGGGTTTGAATATAAATTAATAGGAGTAAAAAATGGATAGACAGTATGATGATGAGAAGAAAGGTTACTTATGGCATGAAAATGATGCAACCATAGAAAGAAAAGGTAGCTTTGTTATAAATGGCGAAAAAAAATATGGTGCTATTGTAAAAAGTTTTAATGCACAAGGTGAGCCTAAGTATGAGTTTATGATGTCTACAGGTTTGTTGCATCTTAATACTGATAAACAAAGCGATAAAACACCCGACATGGGTGGCAAAGTTACCATTGATGAAACTGTGTATAAACTTGGTTGTTGGGCTAAAGAAAGCAAAGATGGAGTTCCATTTACAAGCATTGGTTTTCAAGAAGTCAATGACCAAGGCACAACACAGGAATCTGTAAAAGCTAAAGTACCTTTTTAATTGCCACAAAAAACTTTTAAAGATAGAAAGTATCTTGAATGGATAAGGACTTTGCCATGCCTTTTATGTAAAGCAGGTTATTATTCACACAGCAGAGAAGTGCAAGCACATCATCTTTTAAAACCATATGACGGCGTTAGAGGTATGTCTTTAAAAGCTAATGATAAAAATGCAATACCTTTATGCTATCACCACCATGCTATGTTACACACCAAGTTTGGTGATGAATATAAATTTTTTACACACTTTGGACTTCCTGCAAGCTTTGGTAAAGATTGGGCAAAAAAACTTTGGGAACAAAGAAGTATGCAAGAAAGTGTGGATGATAACGATTTACCTTTTTAAAATATTATTCCAAAAAAGGTTTACTTTTGTCCACCATTTGGTATGATGTACCTATAAATTAATTAAACAAGGATAAAATGATAAACATACTAGAAAATAACAATAACCTAAGAACTTACGCTACTACACAAAATTGTGAAAAAGCATTAGTTAAATTAGGATTTGATATAGCTAAACCAATAATAGTTGGCATACCTAACAGCACAAGGGTAACAGCTATATTTCAATTACAATGGGCAATAGATAAATTAGGCTCACATGCAATACCTGCATTGTGTGGTCAAGGATTCATGGTGGTATAAATGTTTGATATATACCATTCAATTAAAGGCAACAACGAACTACCATATACAAGAGTTGCTTGTATACATACGGAAAGTTTATCCGAAGCATTTGCACAAACACAAAACATAGATGAATCTTGGCATCCTGAGGGTAAAAGAAGCACATCTAGTGGTGATGTTTTACATGACCTTATAAATGATAAATTTTATTTCTTAGTACCCATGGGTAACGGCAGACATGGAGAAAAAATTTATGAAACATGGGGTGACACAGTTGTTATAGATAATTTTAACCTAAGTGGTTTTATATATAATGAGGTACAAGCATGAAAACTATTGTTTATGACGTCTACCAGTATTTTGCACATATCGGAAGATATGGAGAGCATAAAAAAATAGCAACTTACAATAAAAAATCAGATGCAGAAAAACGAGTAGATCAAATATGGTCTACTGGTCAAACTGCTTCTTATAAATCTAGAGAGGTAGAAAATGTCAGATAATGAGTTCAAAGATATGTCACCCTTGGAACGCAAGGTGGCTAAGTTATCTATTAAATATCAAACAGACTTTATGAGTATGCCTATTCACGAAGTAGCAGATATTTTAACCTTAAAAGATTGGCATGATCTTCAAGAATTTATGAAGAATGGCTGTAGAGAGAGGGTATTACACTAATGGAAGCATTTATATATTTAGTAATAGGATTTTTAGCACTATATGGTGCTTGTGCTATATTTTTACAAATGATTTTATGGATTAAGGGGGAACTATGAATTATTTATTTTGGATTATATTGCCAGTAGCAATATGGATGATGGCTTGGATTATTATTGATTTTATAATTAATGAAAATACGGCTAATGAGTTAGAGGACATAATTAACTGTAAGTGGGGTAAAGATAATGACTATTGAATTAATAATATTTGAACTAGCGAGAGCAATAGGTTTACTACTTTGTATAGTTTTACCTGCATATGCTTTCAGCAAGTCTGATATAGACGAGGAAATGTAAATGTTTATATTTAGAGAAACATTTTGGAATATAGAATATTGGCAAGAACATGGTTTAGAGTATTGGTTGGATTACCTATTTGTTGAAAGTGTGCAATGGCAAATACTTCTACCTGCTTTTTTGTTGGGCATAAGCTTGTCTTTGGTTATTTATAAATCAATAAAAATGTGGAGAATAAAAAGTGATAGTTAGGGGAGTAAAAATACCGAAGCATCTTCAACATTTACCTAAACAAACTATTAGAAACCTTTTGTATTTATTTAGAGCACGAACTTAATGAACACCTACTGCTATTCATGGCAAGCAGAACTCAGTGAAGAATATTGTGAAGCAATTAAGTCTTTATACCTTGAAGGCAAAACCAAAGAAGCAAAGGTAGGAAATGTAGCTAATATTGATAAGTCCGTAAGATCATCTAATGTTCTGCCTTGTAGTTTTGATTCTAAACATGGGATATATCTTAATAGAATTATTGAGCCTTATATAACTATGGCAAATCGTGAATGCTTTGGTGTGCAATTAAATAGATACTTTGAGTTTCAAATAGCTAAGTATGGCAAGGGTGACTTCTATGACTATCACATGGATTCAAACATCTACGATAATAGTTCACAGCGTAAGTTAAGCATTACAGTTCAACTATCAGACAGTATTGATTATGTCGGTGGAGACTTTGAGTTTAGTAAAGATATAGGCAAACTAGATCAAAAGAAGCTAAGAGAAAAAGGAACAATCCTAGTGTTTCCTTCTTTTCTTTATCACAGAGTCACTAAGGTAACTAAGGGCGAGAGATTCAGCCTTGTTGGATGGTACGAAGGTGCTGACTGGATTTAGATTATTTTTCGCTTGAATACTTGATATTAAGTCCACTAAGGGTGCAAAGTCGGTTTTTTTCATCAATGCCTTTATCTGTGAGTTGAAAAGTATTATCAACTTTCTCTACGAAACCATGCCGTATGACATCCTGTAGTAGCTCCTGTGGCGTTTCTTCTTTGAACATAACACTTAGTATCACCCCAAGCCTTTTGTTCTGTGTCTTGCTTAGAGCCATCTAGATATGTTCCCAATGCTTACCCTCAAATAACAATGCTTCTGCTTCTCGTCTACGAATCAAACCATCATTTACCTGACCGCTAACTTTATTCCATCTCTTTATTTGATTTGGAACACCCTCATAATCGCCTGAATTTAAAACCTTAAGCATTGTGCTGCTCTGCAAGTTGCTTGGTCCTAAGTTAAATGTCCATGAAGCAAGAGCATCAAATTGACATTGATTGAGAGGTAGAGTTACTAATTCTTCTACATACTTGCCGTATTCTTCTAGTTCGTCAATAAGCATAACTTCTGCTTTTTCTTGCGACCAAACATCTCCTTTCTGTACACCATGCGTTGAGCCATAGCCTATAGTCCAAACACCTGCAGCACATTGATATGCTTCTAACTTACAGCCTTCAAACTTTTTAACTAATGAAATTCCTTCATCTGATATATGCATATTATTCACCCCAAGTTCCGTCATCTCTGACTTTTGCTTTTTTAGTTCCACCCCAGTATTCAACTGCGTGACCTTCTTTGATAAGCATTTGACAAATGTCTTGACCATCTTCCGTATAAGGGATTGCAAGTATTCTGCCATATTTACCTTTTCCTAATGATTGTATTTTAAATGACCCCACGCATAGTTCTTTTAGTCTTTCTTTTGCTTTTAAACCTAATGCTTTTTCTTCTAGGTTGCGAGTTCTTGACTCAGGCGTATCTATGCCTGCCAACCTGCAGCGTTGTTTTTTTAGATGGACAGAGAAGCCCAAGTCAAGAGTAACATCAACGGTGTCGCCATCTACGACCCTTTCTAAGATTGCGTTATAAACGAATGGTGTAACTGTATTTGCCATAAATTAAATAGGTGCTTCTGCACCTTTGGTTTTTACTGTTTAGCTTTTCCAATGTTCAATGCCATAAGTTCTAAAAATTTATAGAACTTTCCGATCATTGCATCATCTTTCGGAGTCGGAGTTAATGCACAGATAATAGATGCTAAACATACTACTCCTGTGATTATTCCTATCCATTCTCCTATCATTCCCATATTATTCTCCTATATGAAAATTTAAGGCTATCAGATTTATTCTTCTATTGAAAGGTTTTCAGTTGTTACTTTTCGGTAGTAAACAACTACATCCTTTAGTTCTGTAATGTATCTTTTGATCTCTTGCATATTGTATGCCATGACTTCATAGTCAGGAATCGTCATAGCAAGGAACACTAACTCACCTTCTTGTTGCTCTATTCTTGCCAATTGATCTTCCCAGTTATCAGGCGTAACAGTCATCCACTGCAATTCCCTTAGGTCAATTTCTCTAGGCATGACAGGTTGAACTATCTTTCTTTCAATAGGTTTGGCGCTTACCTGTATTTCTCTAGTCGGAAGTAGGCTGCAACTGTAAGCCATCATCAAGACCGTCAACATCACTGCTGATTTGCTCAATGTTTTCCATGATATGCTTTGTACCATTATTTATTTTCCTCTCCATTTCTACTGGGTCAGCAAGTATCTTAGATGCTAACTCGTAGTTTTGTATAAACTGTGTATATCTATTCAATTCTTTTTGTGCAGCTTGGCTTTTGACTGTCAGGTCTTGCAGTTGTTGTGTTTGCAATTCAAAGTCAGCTTGTATGGATGCTATGGCTTCTTCTTGTGTTGCAACTGCGCCCTCTAACGCTGCATTGTTGGCTGTAAGTATTTGATTTTGACTATAGAAATAGTAAGTAGCTAAACCTAGCATAATAATAATTCCAACTAGAATCTGTTGCATTACATATCCTCAATAATGTAATTTAGTCCACCTGCACTTCTATACTCTATAACTTTATTGTCTAAATTGCGAAATTTAAGATGGTTTTCTTTTTGCACAAGAATTTTTTTGCATACATAAACCTTGTCGTCTGCATCACCATATTCTTTGTTAAAAGAGACTCTTACTTGATAGCGTTGTTGAAATAAACTTATAAACCAACGAATGAATTTTTTTATTTCCATGTAAATATATTTAATGGTTTTGCTTTACCTTTAACCATTATAGGTTCTAAAGGCTCTAAATAAAAACCACAGTAAACTTCTGTTTGCTCCCCTATAAGCAAATCAACTTCTCTTTCTTTTGTAGCACTTTCCAATCTAGCTGCTGTGTTCACAGCATCACCTATAGCTGTGTAATCAAATCTATTTTCACTTCCCATGTTGCCTATGATGGCTTCGCCACTATTAATACCTATACCAATAGCAATACTTGGCAAACCCTCTGATATTAATTCTTCATTAAGGTCTTTGATATTTTGCAGTATGTCTAATGCACAAGCTACAGCAACCATGCTGTGATTTTTTAAGTCCAAAGGAGCGTTGAATATTGCCATCATTGCATCCCCTATATACTTATCAACCATGCCCCCATGTTTTTGAACGGCTATTTGTTGTGCTGTCAAAACTTTATTCATAATGTAAGTAACTTTTTCAGGCGTTACAGATTCAGACAATGCGGTAAAACCTCTTAGATCAGTAAACAAAAATGTGCAGGTTCTTTTCTCTCCACCGAGTTTCAAAAGATCAGGATTCTTTTGCAATTGTTTGACCTGTCTTGGGTCTAGGTAATGTTCAAATTGTTTCTTGATTTGTTGTCTAAGTTTGTATTGCTCTCTAAACCTTAAATAGAAAGCGGTTGATGCAATAATAAATCCTGAGATTAAAGACCATGTAACATCAAGCAAAATACCCTTATTTATTATCCAGTAACCACCATAAGCTACAGATAAATGCAATAAACTGGTTAATACTAAACCCCATGTTATACCCAAAGCGTTCAATAGAAGCCATGTCAGTGCGCCTAAAACCAAAAAAATACCTAATTCTCCTGTTAAATTCCAGTTTGGTACATAAGAACTGCTATCAAGCAATATTGATTCCGATAGTGCAGCTTGTATTTTATGTGGCTCTAAAAGACCAACTGGTGTTGCTATCTGTGGCATAACACCTTTAGCAGTCACACCAACAAAAACAAACTTGCCTTCAACATCCATTTCTTGCAGTGTTGTTTGTGGCGTATCTACCCAACTAATCCATTGTCTGCCGAACTTATCTAATTTTGTAGGGGGTATTCCCCTAACAGATATTTCTTCTATGCCGTTTTCACTGCCTTTTATAATGTAAGTCTTTTGCTGCGCTAATGCTTTTAGCACCTCAGTTCCAAAAGAAGCCACCCATCCGTCAGGTGTTTGCATAAGCAAAGGTATTTGTCGTACTAAATTATCAACTTCAGTAGGTGCAGAAGCTACCCCTTGTGATGCTGATGTTTGAAACATAGGTATATTTTGTCTTACCCCATTAGCTTTTATGCCTTGTATGTTTTCCCCTAAAATAACCGTTCCTGTAGTTGGTGGATAATCATTGCTTTCATTATTAAACATAGCCAATACTGTGGGGAAGGTCATACGCATAGACATAGCAAAATCTGCATCTCCACCAAACCTATCTTTTTCAGTAAAAGCTATTACCCAACCAACACCGATAGCACCATTGCCATAAAGTTTTTTTTGTATTTCTGCAAGTCTTGATCTTGGAAAAGGATAACCACCTTCTTTGATAACATCTTCTTCATTTATGTTAAGTATTGTAAAAAATCCTGTGGGTTCTTGCTTGTGGATTAAAGCATCAAATGTTTTAAGCTTTAAAGTTTGGTATGGCGTTGTCTGATATACCATTGGTAATGACAAGCCAAATATAACCGCTATGAATATAAGTGTTTTTTTCATGAGCCTTGCACTATCTTTATCACTGAATCGCCACCACCATTAATTTTAACAGTATTTGAAACACCGTTCTGTATAAATATAACTGTGTACCCTTGACTAGAGTTTAGATCAACCTGTGCGGATTGTTCAACTTGTCTACGCAGGGAAATAACTTCACCTTGTACCAAAGTTATAATTTGTGTTGCAGTATCTTGTCCTACTTTTGTACCAGTAATCCTTGTTATGGTTTGCTCTTGATTAAGGTCATCTTCATTCAGTTTATCAAGCTCATCTATAATCTTTAGTAAGTCCTCAAAGAAATTTACATCAAGAAAGTTGATATCAAGCTCAGTGAACTCTAGTTCATCCTTTGCAAAGTAGTCAGCATCAAGACCATCAAACTCTAAAAAGTCTACATCCAAAACATTGTCAGAAGATATGGTGCTTTCTTCCTTTTGCAGTACATCTTCTTGTGGTGGTTTAACAATAAGCATATTGTCTATTAGGTCTAAAGTTAAATCTAAGATGACTGGCTTGCTTGGTGAACTTTCAAATACTGTGGTCGTGGTTGCTTCATAAGGCTTATTCAACAATACAGTACCCATAGCAGTAGTAACCATAATTTCACCACTAGATATGCCGTCTGCATCAGGCAATAAAATTATTAGACTGCGACCTAACTCATCTACAGTAGCAGTAAAGTCTGTTCCACGAATGGCTATATTTGCAGTAGGCGTTTGGATAGTTATATTTTCTTTGTCTATCCTGCCTAGTTGTCCTGTAATGAACCTAGCAGTTCCACTTGCAAAGTTTAGAGCAAGCTTAGAATTAGATGGGTTGGGGTCAAAGATGTACTCATCTATGGTGAGTTGAGAGTGTTCCGTAAGCTTGACTGTTGAGTCGTCAAGAAACTTTATTGCTATGCGACCATTGGTGGTTTCAACATTATCATTTTGCTGAATGTTAAAGTCTAACTCAGCTTTATAAGGCTTGTCCCTTAATACTTGTGCGTTGCCTGTTAGTTCTGATACATCACCAATATTAACAACTTGTAACTGTACCGCCATCACTTTGAATGACACAAACAGTACCACTGCTGCCATTTGAATTGATCTGTAACCAATCACTTGCTAATGTACTCTGTTGATCTATGTTGAATGTGCGAGAATTACCTGTGTGATCAAGATAGAAATATCCACCTGAATATCCATCTGCGTCAAAATTAATTGTGTTTGAATCTCCATCTACATCTACATAATTTGTTGCCAAATCATAGTCTATATCAAAATCAAAAGTATTGCTGTCGCCTTGGATAATCCAGTCAAGGTCAAGCGTGCTTGCTAGATCATTGTTTGCAACATCTAAAGTAAAAGTATTACTGCTACCAGTAACATCTACATTAAAGTTACCACTGTCAGCACCATAAGTATTTGTAGGGTCAGTTTGTATGTTGAATGTATTGCTATCACCGTCAAACTCAAAAAAACCTGTAAAGGTATCAGCAGTTATATCACCTAGAAATTTATTACTATCACCAATTTGATTGATGTCTAAAGTCATTGTAGTACCATCAAGATCAAGTGCGGTCATAGTTCCTGATACAGCATTAGCACCACCGATCAAGTTTGATGAACCGAGTTGTTCTATATCTAAGTTAAAAGTTGCGCCTACTTGATCTACATAAACCTCATTATCTGCATACAAAAAACTAACCACGAATAGCATTAAGTATTTCTTCATTTATTATGCTCCATAAATTTTTCTTTAAACCTAATTGTATGGTTTCTAAGACTGCCGTTTCTATTGCGTTTTGAAGTGCAATATTCACAGATTCATTTTCAACCATGCCATTTTCTATCTCCACTAACTCTGTGTCATTGGAAACAAAACGAAAAGCATCTTGACTTATAGCTACGCTAAGAATTGATTTTGTGGTCAACACTTCAGTCAATACTTTTCCTGTACTTACAGAAACGGTACGCAAAGAGACGGTAACAATGTCCTGTCTGTACTCTTTGGTTGAGCCTATGCCCAAATATCTAGCACCTAAGCCACCTGACTTTATGTTGCTCTCATATCCTATCACACCACCTTCCATTAACAAACCTGCAAATGTAAGGGGCAATAAGTCTTTGCTTTCTTTAAAATCTTTTCTTGTTGATCTGATTAGCTGTCTTTCTTTGGTTAGGTTATCCAGTCCAACCCTTTCCACCACATCAAAAAACTCTCCATCACTTGCGTGCTTCAATGCACGAATAAGATAGGCATGAGGTGCTTGGGTTATGGCTGTGGAGAAAGATGCGTAACTACTGTTGCTTCTACGCTGTCCTGTTTGATCTGTAAAGCTTGTGGGGTATACAGCTATAGTAGGCTTAATAAAAGGCTTACCAATGTTTGCTAGTTCTTTGTTAATTAAGGTTCCAACTTCTGCCTGTTTGGTTAGGCTAACTGGTGGAATGTAGTTATCTAATATGGACCAGTTGGTGCAACTAGAAAGAAAAATCCCCAATAGGCAAAGTAATTTCAGTCGTGTTTCCATCTGCATCCGTTATTTTTAAAGTTATAAAATCTCCGTCTGTTGAGTATTCAATAGTGTTGCCTTCCAACTCTAATGTTCCTGATTCGTTAGGTGTTTCACCAAAAAGGTTATCCACAAGTTGTCTACTAAGCTGTGCATAAATCCTGCTTTCAAGGTTTCTTATAAACCTAGCCAGTGTGGTGTTTTCTGCTTCTCTTTCTAAATCTTCTTGATAGGCTTTAATCTCATCAGCAATTGCTTTCTTTCTGTTGAACTCTTGGTTTTCTATGGTCAAATAATGACTGGATGTGCCGACACCTGAGAAACTAGGGCTTTTAAAACTATGTGTCATTTCGTCTGCATTGATAGCCAAAGAAAATAAAATAGTCAACAACAAACCTATCAAGCCAAAAGCAATTAATTGATCGTTGCTTAGTTTCTTCATAACGGATGGTTGTCGTCAAACCAAGACATGATTAGTCCTGCTGATAATAATGCAACAAGTAAGTTAATTAAAAAATCAATCATTTTTTTTCCTCAAAATCTTTTAATTTTAAAACAGTGTTTACTTTCTGTTGTAATCGTATCATATCTTGATCTAACAACCTTAATTGATCGGTAAGCCTAATAATAGTCTTTTGCATTTCTGCTACAGCAGGGTCAATGGTTTTGGTTATGGTAATCCACACATAATAAACAAAGTAGCCCAAGCCAACGACCATGACTGTGGTAAAACCAAACTTATCAATAAGTGCGACTATATCCATTAATCACGCCTAGCATCTATCTTGCCGTCCTCTACGAAGTTTTCTGCCCTTGCTATACGATCTAGGTCAGGTGGCAAATTCAAGGCACTAGAAACGCTTGTATCAATTCGTATCATGTCGTTATTCATTATTGATGCTCTAGTAATAAGCATTTTTGCAATGCCCTCTACAGTCTTAATCTTATTAACCAAGCCGTTCATCATCTGTTGCATGATAAGAAATATAAAATAGCCCATAACCAAGCCACTAGCTATAGGCAACCCTACATCTTCTATTAGTGTAAAAGCATCCATAGAAACAGTTTAGCACTAGATAAAAATATTTATATAATTATTCCAAAAAGGGTTTACAAAAGGTATTTTTTTTATTATGATGCCCTTATATAAATTAAACGAGGATAAAATGAATAAAACTATTAATAAATTAGCCGTAAGGTTATTAGATAACGGTAAAGAAATGGTAGATTGGGAAACCTGCTACTCTGACACTGGTGTTTTTGGTGAAGGTACAGTATCACACTGGCTATCTTTACATACACAATACGAATGGCAAGCAACAGGCACTTCCTGCTTACATGATCAAATCAAAGATTTATGCAATCTTATTAAAGATGATCAGATCTATAAATATAAATCCAGTAACGAAGATTTGCATAAAAAAGCAGATGGACATTCTGACTATATTTTAGACAAAGATGGTAAACCAAAAAACTTTAACCCATTCTCCAATGGTACATATAGGAGAAGAAAGTGAGAGATTATCAAGCAAAAAAAGTTTACGATTGGGAACACTCGCAACCATGGTGGACTTGGAATAGTTACCTGACTGAAGATCAAGTTAAAAAGTGTATACAGAAATTAGATAATAATTTGCCTTTTATAGTTTTTGATAAAAGTGGTTTCTATCATATACATGATCAAAAAAGAAAAACTAAAGTTGTTTTTTCAAATGGCAGAGGTACAAGTAATGCTTCAAGAAAAAGAATATTACTTAAAAGAGATTGGGCATTAAATTACAATGTTATCTTGCATGAATACGCACATCTTCTAAGTAAAGATATACACGGACCAAAATTTGTAAGTGCTTATTGTTGTTTATTGGTAGCATATCACCCACACCAACCTACATTTAAAGAATTAGCAAAAAGTCTTAATGAAAATAATGTAGACTTTAAGGAGTTTGATTACACATGGAAACTTCTTAAACTTTCTAAAAGAATAAAACCATTTGCTAAGTGCAGTGAAGAGCCATTACCAAAACCAATTAAGAAAACAAGAGTTTCACCTAAACAAAAATTAATAAAACTTTGTCAAGAACACGATTGGCTTGAATATGATGACGATTGTGGGTTTGAATATTTTAAGTGTGAAGTTTGGGATATTAGAGAAGATGAATACAGAGAAGAATGGTTTGATGAAATGACAGATCACTCAGACTCTTGGAAAATGGCATATCAATATGCTTTGGAACTAGTAGAAAGAAATAACAAATATGGTAAGACATACGATCATGAATGATAAAAACCCTTTAACTCCGTTAATGGTAAACCATAGACCCACCAAACAAAACGCAGTACACGGCATTTGGTGAACCCTTTTTTCTAGTTTTTACTTATCTTCTTCACCTTTGAAATTTTTGCTTTGCCCTGACTTGCCTGAATAAACACCAAACACAACACCCATAGCGCCTACGACTACAGATACTAATGCTGATTGTTCAAGGTTAGGCTCAGGTAGATTCATAAACCATATGACTGATTCATACATTAGATAGATGTATACAATCACAAATATTCTAGGGAATATGCGCCATGAGTCTACGGCTCTTGCTAGGTGTATGACTTTTTGCCAAGGATTAACATTAGTAGCATCTTCTAGTTCTCTAATCTTATCTTTAAGTTGACCGATTTCTTCTATCATAGCCATGAACTTATTTAAGTCCATTTCTACTTCGTTTCTATCCATGTCTCCGCTAAATCTTCCGTCTTGTTGCATAATATTCTCCTATGATTGTGTTGGGTCAACCTCTGCCCAACCATAAATTTGCCATGTAAAGTAAGCATCTAAATCTTGGGTTGTTGTTGTTGCTTGATACCATTCTATAGCTTTGGCATCTGTTAAGTCATCTACTAATATAAAATCATCAGGCAATCCATCTGTTTTATAAGAATAAACACCTGATAAAGATGCATACATTTTTTCAGTCATTGTCTGAGTATTGTCAGCTTGATCAACTGCTGTTACTTCTACACAAACATTTTTAACAATTAAAGTATTATCAGTCATGCTTAAGGGAATCGTGTTTACAGAATCAAGAGCATAAGTGTAATTAAAATTATGTATTGCCATTAAATCTCCGAGAATTTATAGAATCCATACTGAACATTTGACAAATATCTATTGTTGCCATCTCCCTGAGCATTTACATAAAGTCTTAATGTTCTTGATGTGCCACTTATTTTTCTAACCATAAAATCTTTTTGCACCATTTCATTTGCGCTATCAAACCTTGCAATAGCAGACCAATACTCTGAAAGTCCTGAATGATATTGAGCATAGCCCTGATCTGCTGTTGGAATAGTTGGAGCACTATCATCTGAATATTCAATATCGCTTCTAAGCTCAAAACTTGCACCTGAACCAAAAGTTCCATCACCTGCAACTATTGACAAAGTTTTGACCTGCCCAGTGCTACCAAAAACTCTACAAAAAATATGATATACCCCTGCTTCAGTTCCTAAATCAGCCACCAGTTTTAATCTTTTTGTGTTATTTTGCCAAGCACCTATTGTTGCCCCTGAAACTGTCGCCGCTTCAAAGTTTAAAGCTAGATCAGTTACATTAATTCTATCTGCTGTAATAGTGTTACTTGCTATCTCTGTAGCTGTAATAGTGCCTGCAACAATCTTAGCTGCCGTTACTGCATCTGCTGCCAATTCATCTGTTGCTATTGCACCTGCTGCAATTTGTGTTGCTGTAATTGTATTTGTTGCTATCTCAGATGCTGTGATTGTATTTGCGACAATTTTTGCGGCTGTTACTGAGTTTGCAGCCAGTTCATTTGCTGTAATTGCATTCGCAGCAATTTTAATTGTTGTAATTGCATTAGATGCTATCTCGTCTGCTGTAATTGCTCCTGCATTAATTTTGGCTGTAGTTATAGCGTTAGCAATTATTTTGTCTGATGTAATCGCATTCGTTGCTATGTTGCCTGCAATTATTGTTCCTGCTGCAATTTCGTTTGTTGTAATTTGATTTGCAGCTATTTTTACACTTGTGATGGAGTTTGCTGCGAGCTTATCTGTTGTAACTGCATTAGCGTTTATTTTAGCGGCAGTAATAGCATTACTTGCAATTTCATTAGCTGTAATTGTTCCTGCAACTATTTGTGTTGCTGTCACTGAATTAGCTGCAATAGAATCTTGATTAACAGCATCTGTTGCTATCAAAGCATTAGTTACAGCATCATTAGCTATTTGCAGTGTGTCTATAGTGCCATTGACTAAATTACCGCCCACTATAGTTGTTGGAGCAATCTCATTACTCGTAATAGTATTTGTCGCTATTTTGGCTGCTGTTATAGCATCCGAAACTATTTGCGCTGTATCAACTGCGTTATTTGCAATTTTGGCTGCAGTAACTGAATCAACACCTAATTTTGCTTCTGTAATTGCACCTGCTGCAATAACATCTCCCTGTATGGCTGCAACTGCTATTTTGGCGTTAGTTACAGCTTCTGCTGCAAGTTTTAGAGTTGTTATTGAGCCATCAGCAACGCCTGCTGCTGCAAAGTTACCGTTTACTGAACTACTAAAGCTTGAGTGTTGCCCTGAGTGATTGATTGCTCGCACCCAAAAGTAATAAGTTGTACCTGCTGTAAGACCATCTTGATCTCCAAACAAAGTAGTCGTTATTGCATTAGGCTCACCTGCAATTGTTTCAACCAAATCGTTATCATTTGTTGGAGTTGAATTAGTTGTTTTCCTATAAACCTTAACTGCTCGCAGATCAGTCACATTTGGATTAGTCCAAGATACAAGAATCATTGTACCGCCAGTTGTTGCTGATAAATTTGTTGGTGCGTTTGGTGTAGTTCCTGCTTCTGCTATTGCTATACTTACTACGCTTGTATAAGCACTAGCCACACCATTAACATCTATGTGTCGTATCTTGACATTATAAGTGCTACCCACCACCACATTAGGAATAGATGCGCTTGTTACACCTTTACCTGCTGTGAAGTCTGATGTGTAGTTTGCATCTCCGTTCAGCTTATAAGTTATTTCAGTAAGCACAACTTTATCACTAGCGTTGTTAGTCCAAGATACAATTATGTCTACCTTACTGGTTGTGCCGTCAATGGCGTTCTGCTGTGCAAGGGAAAGGTTTGACGGTGCGGTTACACTGTAATTACCTGTTGACACATCAGAGCCTTCTGCTTGACCTGTGGTGTAATCATTTGTTGCAAAGTTAAATACAGATGCTTCTACTTCTTTAAGTTCTAATCTTGTTGCTATAACTGGAACATCCCCATCCTGTATAACTTCCATATTAGTAGACAAGACTTCAAAAGTTTTTTGTGTATAACCAAGCCTTTCATTTGTTAAGTACACCCAATCATTCGGTTGACACCTCATAAATTGCAAGCTAACTAAAACTGATAAAGATGTTGACTGTCTTTGGCTTTTTAATGCTATGCGACCCAATCTTTGTGCCATAGTATCCGTAACAGTAAATGGCAATTGTGTTTCCATTTGCTTTACATAATTTGCTGTGCTTTCACCACTAGGAGTGTCTTCATTTAAGAATGTTGAATCTTGATAAACTTCTGCATCTGTTGATATGTAGTTAAGTCCTCTATCAACATATATAGGTTTCACTGAGTTGTATAAATCACCACTGCTTGAATTTGTAGAAATAGAAATTGGTGCTAATAAGTCATCATCAGTAATTGTTAAGGTTGGTGTTTGTGATGCACCTGCAAACACTGTAAATTGTCCATTCACATATGACATTTTCCCTGCCATAGAGCTAAGTACAGATTCTAAAACACCATTTCCGTTAGCACTAAAATTAGTAAAACCATTTGCTGTATATCTTGTTTCTGTTGTTACACCATCTGCTAAAGTTACATTTTGATCGCAAGTATTTGCAGCAGAAGCAATACCACCTGCATTAGTAGTGTCATTTATCTCAGATGCTTTGGCTTTTAAACCATATTGTGTATCTGTTAAATAATCTCTAATAATTAAAGCAGGGTTTGATCTTTGTAAATCCGTTGTTGCGTTTGCACCTGTTCGTGGGTCATAAATATTTTTACCCTTAACTTTGAATGATACTGCAGGCATCCCACCACCAAACTTTTCTGCATCAAAAACCATTTGTATATACACATAAGCAACACCTAAAAATTTGTCAGTTGTACCCATGCTTCCAAGCTGTGCATCCATAAAACCATTGACTGCTGTTTGACTACCATCTTCAAAAGAGTAACGAACCAATCTACCACTACCAAAATTATTGTCATTTTCAGTGTTAGTAAAATCAGCATTAGTTACTGTGTAGACTGTTGAACCACTTATTGTTGATGTTGAGGTTGTAGTATCTATATCATTTAGTCTAAGCGTTTCTAGGCTTTCAATTTCATGCCCTGCAATAGCAACTACCATGTGTAATAAATAATTATCTGTGCCTGTGGTTTCTATATGAACCATAGTTCCACCTACACGACATTCTCCATAGACAATTTGTCTTGGTGCAAGTGGTGCACGAGTTGCAAATTTTGTACCAAAATTTCCTGCAGATGCATCAATTCCCTTGGATGTCATCTTTCCTATGACACTTGCTACAAGTGTTGTTGCAAAAGTTGTTGCTGCTAAAGCTGTGAGTGCACCTGAAGCTAATGCTGTACCACCAAATACTGGAGCTAACAGTGCACCACCAATAACTATTATAGTTGCAATTAAGGCTTGTTTAATCTGTTTAGCCATTAATTAAATCTCCAAACTCTATACGCTAATTCGCTATCAACAACACCTATCCCATCATCCGTTGGCGTAAGTATTCCAAATCCATTGCACATACCTACAAGGCTAGAACCATTTTGTTCGTAAATAACAAGATCACCACAAGTCATAAAGGCTTTATTTATTTCACCTACACCTTTTGCATTACAAGCTTTTTCTATGCTTGTTTCTAAATCACCACCATATGATTTTATGGCTTTCATAGCACTTTCTTCGTCTTTCCATTTTAGCTTCTTGGGTATTAAATCTTCACCTGTAATTTGTTTGATAAGAGCATTGCTAAATTTACAACAATCATTCTTTCCCCACTCAAAAGGAAAGTTATTGTTTTTTACAAAGTCGTGAAACATAGGTTCCCAATTAGGTAATTTCTTCATCTTGTATTTGCTAAATGATCGCCACTTCCTGCATGATCGTTAGTACCGCTACCACCGCCGCCGCCACCTGCGGTGCTTGATGTTTTACCCCAATTTATTTGTTTATCTTGTAAGGATGCAACACGGTTAAAACCTGTGTCGCCTGAGTGTAAAAAGTTTTGTGATTCTTTTGTGTATCTAAGGTTAGATGGTCTGTCTAGGTCTACAAGTCTATTTTCTGCATCTATCGTTACTGTGCTGCCTTCAGGCGTGTCATTTATAACAAGGCTAGTCATTCTACCTTTAAACAAAGTAAGTGTTCCTGCAACCTCATTTGTTCCCCCCATAACATATCCCATGAAGATCGTTATAGGTCTATTTTGATAGTTTTCTGTAAGTGCGTAATTGACAATGGTTGTGTCCATTCCTGATAGGGCAACCACTAATCCATTAGACTTTAATTCAAGATTATCTTCTGAGTTGCTTATTGATAATAAATTACCTGCTCCTGTATATGTATCTGAGCCTATTACAAGATCATCTGTGCCTGACCATACAAAAATATCATCAGTATCAAACTCTGCTTTGACTGCAAAAAATAAAGCTTGTTCGTCTGCTCCTAGACGATTTACGATAGAACTATCTAAACCTTGTCTAGTAGCCATTTAGATTACCTCAATACAAGAAAAACTAATGCCGTAGTTAGATATTCGGTCTGCTGACCAACTTACCTCATTAGATATGAGCCTGAATGTTCCTTTTGGATTTGTGAATACTGCGTAATGTCCTGTTGCTAAATCTGATCTTAACTTGGGTTGTATGGCTACACCATAGAAATCCTTTGCACCGTCTGCCGTAGCAGTTGCATCTTCTGTAACCATCACTATCTGTGTGGGCGTGCCTGTGGTGTTTGCAGCCGATTGTATCTGTAAGTAGTCTCCTTTCTTTATAGTGCCACTAGCAGCGTTTGTGGAAGCGAGAAGCGATAATCCAGTAGCACCCTTTACATTAGTTCTTACTTTGCAACTTGCTGTATTAGATTCTGTGGTAAATGTACTTGTTGTTACGACAACTGTTGCACTTGTTACTGTTGTTATTTTATGCGTTCCGTTGTTATCTTCATTAGTTGCACCAGTAACTACTATAAAATCACCAACCTTTGCACTTCCAAAAGTAGAAGCACCTGCTGTTATAGTTGAACCACTAAAAGAAAGTGTTACTGAGCTACTGTTTGTTCTTAGCTCAGATGTAAGATGCCCTGTGCTATATGTTCCTGTGTTTGTAAGTGCATCAGGGTCAGCAAATTTAAAGTGATTGACTGTACCGTTTAATTCTAAAAGAAAAGACTGCCATTCAACGGCTTGCGATCTTCGCATTGGTGGTAGTGATACTTCTGCTGTCCAATACACGCCATCAAATTCTTGAGTCTTGGTTTTACCAGTAAACGGACTCGTTGTAGTTCCTACTGTTCTTATAAGAGTCCAGTTGCTTCTTACGAAGTTTGGACTTGTAGGCATTGATATTAATTTAGCCACCTTGCAACATTCTCCTATAGTTACCACCACGCATTGCAGCTTCTGCTACTGCACCTTTAGTTACATCTGCTATCTGTGGCATCATTTTTATAACTTCTGCTCTTACTGTAGGCACAACACCTGTAGCAAAGTTTATAGATTGATTTATTACTGTTGTCCCACCACCCATAGAATTTTTTGTGTTCATGTTGTTCATTATTTTGCCTGCGCTATGCGGCACAAATAATTCAGCGCCCCTTTCACCTACAATCATTGGTTGATTAGCATAAGCAGAACCGCCCCCTGCACTTTTTTTGCCAGTAGTCACCCCTGCATCACTTATGATTCCACCATATTGAATGCCTGCAACATTTGGAAATATATTTGCTAATATTCTGTTGACAACTTCTAATCTAAGAAAAATAGATATAATTTCACTAACCAAACTTTTTGAAAAGTCTTTAAAACTCTCTAAGGCATTTTCCCCATTCATTAATGAGTCAACAAAATCATCAGTAAATGCTTGTGAGCCTTTTATTATTGATTCTGCCATTAAATCTGTTGCAGCAATAACTTCATCCGTATCATCTAAATAATCTGTTATAGCCTGTGTTAATCCTTCAAAAGTGTCATAACCACCAAGAAGCTCTTTAAATATCTCACTTTTTCTTTTTTGTATAAGAGCATCACTTGCTTTAAAAGTATCGGCAATTAGATTGCCATCCTTATCTCTACCTACAGTACCAAAGGCTTCAGGATTTATTCCCATTTCAAGTTGTAGTTTTGTTTGAGCAACTTCTTCTAAAGTGCTTTTAAGTAAAGCAAAATCATTTGTAATTAATTCATTTAATCTATCTTTTGCTTTATCAACATCACCAATGAGATCATTAATAACTGTGAATCTACCAAAGGTCGTTGGATTTAATGCTTGTTGTAAGGTTGGTTGTAATTTGACCAAATCTTCAAATGACATACTTAAATCATCTACATCTTGTTTAGC